GGTCTCTAACCCCTTGGTTTCTAAAACTTAATTCGCCCCTTTACTCCGTATAAGAGCATAACGCAACTGTTTTCGCACAATTTGTGTCACCTGTTGCTCGAAATCGATATCACGCCCATCTCATGCGGCTTTGCCGGCCTTCTCAAGCAGAGATTGATACTCAGAATCCAACTCTTTTAGCAAGATAGATCTTTTCTTCGGAGCCGCAAGTGTGGCCAGTTTTACCAGCAACATGATCGCCGCCATAGAGAAAAAAGCATTGCGACCGATGCCAAGCTGACGCTTGGCTACCTCATCAAACGCGCCCAAAATACGCAAAGGGATCTGCAACGTCACCTTACGCTTCGCTGCCATTACAAACTCGCTATCTGAGACCGCTGGCACCACGGCTGGGCCTGGGCTCGGAGCTGATTTAGGTACGCGCGTGGGTACGTGCCCGGGTCTTTATCAGGAAGCCACACAAGCCGCAAATCAAAAAGACCGGCCAGTACCGGGGCCCACGACAACATAGATTCCCGCGCATCCGCGTCCCACATAAAATCTAAAGCGCGCACCCCGGCACGCCAAAGCTTTGCTATCTGCACCGAGCTAATCGCCTTCCCGAACGTCGCCACAGAATCCGGCCCGGCATGCACACAATCAATCGGACCCTCTACGATCGCCACCCGTGGGTAGAACCTCGCCGTATTGAGATTCAAGAGCACGTCACTCGATACCGCCGCACCAGGCTGGGCCGGCGGGTTCAAGGCTTTCAGGAAATGCTTGTCCCCCGGAGGAGGATCCCACATCGCCCGCGCCTGCCAGTAGACGAGCTGCCCTTCCTCCCAAACCGGAAACACCAAGCGGTTGCCGTAGCGCCCACCGTCGCACCAAAAGAGCCCCAAGCGATTGGCATCCTCTACCGTGATCCCCCGGTAGGCCATGTAGGGGAGCGGCGCGTCTATCAGCCGCCAATTCGGGGGCGGCGCAATTCGTACCACGCCTTGGTGATACGAGGTCACAAAGCTCGTGAATTCGGTAGCCCCGATCATCACTAAGTCTTGCGCCGTGAGCGCTGCGCTCGCGAGCACGAGCTGGGTGGCGCGCTTTCGATCACACGGTTCCAACAACTGCAAGAGATCTAGCAACCCTCCCGCGCCAGCCACCGCTTTGCGCCGGGCTCGAATACCCGTCACCGTGGTGTCAAATTTCTGACACACCCAGCAATGCCAGGTCTTCTTTTTCACGTTGACGGTGAGTTTGTCTTTACCGCACGTCGGGCAATACAGCACCCACTCGTCAAATTGAGCCTCTACCGCCCCACGGTCCCTCACGTAAGCCAGCAAATCGAACCGCTCTATAGCATGGTCAATCATCGAAATTGGGCCATCATTGGTTGGGGCACCGGAACAGGATTTGCGACTACAGGTTGCCTATACCGTTTGCCCCCCGTCATGAGGCCGCGCTCGGCTTCCGCGTCCTCTCTGGCGGGGCTCACCGCCGTTGGGTCACTCCTGATAGTCATCGTCGAAAAATCACACCTCACCACCCACTTTTTGTCCGCTTCGTTGTCTCGATAAAGCTCGGCCAGCAAACCCATCACCTTTGCCGCGCGCTCCGAGTTAGTGATGTTCAATGAGCCTATAAAATCGGCCACACGCACTTTTTCGTAACAATCCGCGATTTGCCTAGCCCGAATATAATGCGCGCAATCCTCGGCCCCCTTGTCCGGCCTCTGGGCCTGCGAAGCGGACCATACCGCGTAGCCCCTGTTGGCTAAGCTCTTGAGGTCCCGAAATGCCGCCTTCTGATTTTCGCGGTCATTGGAATAATGCCCCCGACCATTCAGCAAATCCCCATAATCTATGATCACGAGGTCTGGCACCCACCCGTGTAGCCGTCTCAAATCCTTGATCGATTCATGTACGTCCGCGCACGTGTAGTGCCATTCCTCGGTGAACCCGCGAATGTAGAGGCACCCGCGCATGAGCGCATAACTCTGATAGGCCTCCTGGTACTTCGCCGAGGTCAGGCCCTCAGTCCGAACCGTCCGGTACAGCTCCTCAGTAAAACCCGATTCATACCGATCTTCGACCTGGGCCCTACTCCCTTCAAAAACAAAATGAGCCGTGCGCCGGAGCTGTAACCGTGTCGCAGCCATTCCGTGTTGAGTTAGCATCGTGCTTTTACCGCTCTTTGGATAAGCCACCCATATTCCCAGCTCCCCCTTGCTCAAGCCCCCATTCAAAATATGATCTAAATTTGCAAAGCCAGTCGCCACCGCCTTAGCCGTAGGGTCGTCCGTCATACGCCGCACTTGACGGTCGGCCAGCTCCTCGAAAAACCATCCCTCGTCCGCCGCGCTCCACGTCGTTTTTTGCAGACGCTCCATGCGGGCCATCATGAGGTCATACGCCTTTTCTACCTTGCCTGTGTTGTAAAGCGCCCGCGATTCTTGGAACGTCCGAACAAACAAATTGCGCTTCACGAAATCTAACACCGCGTCCCGCATCCAGGCTTCATCCTTGATGGGGGCCTGCCGCACTTGCTCCATGGCCACTTCATAAATCGGTCGAATCTTGGGGTCCATCGTCCGCGTTTGCTGCAAAATCGTATGAACACCAGGGAACGCACCGTATTGATCCTTGAACCGCAGCGCGTAACTCCAGGCCCAGCGTAATGCCTCGTTCTCAAAAAACTGAGGCTCTAGATGCTCGCCTATCGCATGCCCAAACCGCGAATCCTCGCACAATAGCCGCAAGAGCGCTTTCTGAAACTCCCCGTCAAACGGCAATTGTGTGGTAGCGATTGGGGGAACGCCCTCAACCGCCATATTGTTGTCTCCCCACAATGACCTGAGCTTGCTGCAAGGTCATTTCCCCAGTGCGTAACGCCATGATGTCAAAATTTACCAGGGCCCGGAGCCGCACAAAGCATTCATACGACGCAAGACACCGAGCGCACACCGTACTTTTTGGATGATACCCGTAAGTCTCCGTCGCCATTTGCTCCAAGCATCTGTCAGGACGCCCGTTGCCCAGATAAATTCGTTTACGTTCTTCAGCCATCGCGATCAAATCACGATTTGGGTCGCAATCGGTGCCAGCCTGGCGTCGTATCGCTTCCGACTCCCGATAAATCGCGGACGAGAAGCCCGGGGTATCGGTCATCGCCGCATAGTCATTTAGGGCTTTCACCAAATTCTTTTTGGAAGGAACAAGGTGTTCTAGCTTAGGCGCGAACAGCCACTTACGCTTGCGAAACAAATAGTAAAGCCATCGCCGCGAATCGATGCCTTGCGAACGGCACCACATTTCCATAGCCCATAGGGGCGGGAAGCCTTTTTTCTGCCCTACGTCCCGACAGGGCCCAGAAGCGCGCACTTGCTGTGTGTGAAATGTGCGGGCTCGGTATTGATTGAAATCGGATAGAAGCTCATGGCATCTCGACTCCATTTTGGTCCCTTTCCCCTGCGATCACAGGGGGACAGTCATAACGCTCTACACGAATACCATTTTTGTAAACGATGCTCACGTTGGTAGGATCATTGGCGTCCATCGCAACACCTAGCGTATAGACATCCACCCAAACCAACCGGCCAATCCAAGCGAAATCGGGATCACACTCGCCCTGGGGCCAAATCCGGATGACCCTACCCTTGAGCCGGTTGTATTCATCCGACTCGGGGCCCATGCGACCACGTTTTTCCTTGCTCACGCGGGGTCTCTTTCCAAGCTCCAAGTAGGATCCAAAGCGGACACCTGGGCAATGAGGTATCGGATAACACGATCCAGCTCGATCACCGTCAACACATCCGTATGATATTTCTTCACCGTCACGCCGCTAATCACTTCGGTGTCTCCGGTCTCAATGGTGCGCCGATGATCTTGATACGCCGCCAAGCACTCCTGAAACGCGCGCACACCCCCCGGCCACGGCAACGCCTCCACAAACTGCCTCGCGTTCAACACGATCCAACCACGCCCCGAGGCGTCCACCCACTCTTTGAGCTTGGCCAAAGTAATGCCGGTCTCCCGGGTCTCTTGTTTTGCTTCCCCCACACCCGCGAATGAAATGTTGGACATCACACACCCCATAGGAAAAAAGGCCTTGGAAGTCAAAGGGACTCGACTTCCAAGGCGCTCAAAACCCTCTGCGATGGGTAACCTTGCCCTCGCAAAATAGCACATGCCCCCATGGCACGCGCAAGGTCTACAAACCTATTAACACCGTTTCTCAGATTTTGTTGTCACTTTTTCGAGCCACATCGGCAATTGGTTCGCATCCTCCAGTACCGTCACGTCAAAAGTCGGCTCCCGGTAGTACACTTCCAAGCGCTCCTCGCTGTGATCCAAGAGCATCCGATGATGTCTGTCTGCAAAATCCACAATGATGGCCTCACGCTTACCGGGGACCGCGGTGCAGACCCGGTAGGCGTTCTGAGTCAGGGACACCTCAGCCTTCTCGCCGCGAGCGTACACGAGCGCATCGACGTAGGGGAGATCCACGCCCTCCCCCAACAAACTCGTGCCCAGCAAAATTTTGACCTCTTGGTCGGCCAAGTAGCTTTCGATCACCCGCACCTGCACGTCACGGGGTCGATCAGTGCTCAAGAATTCCACCGCCTCGAATTCCGCGCCGGCTGGCGGCTGGGGGAGGAAGTTGTGGATCCGGTGGTTCAGCTCCCGGCCTTGCGCCTTGGTCCCGACCAAAGAAAGCACCTTCCGGCCCATCTGGTAAAGCAATAGGGCCGCATTAGCCGCGAGTTGGTTGCGGTAGGCATGCTCGTGTATGCCTTGCCTCCCGAAACCCCCGCTAAACTGGCTCCCAGCCCCTCTGAGCTTAGGGTGCGCCGGCATCGGGATGAAGGCTACCTTGGTCGGCACGAGGTAACCCCGCGCCAACAGCTCCGAGCTTTTGACTTTGTAAATCGTGTTGCTCAAGAGCCCGTGCATCGCCATCGCATCAAAGCCCGAACGGAAAAATGTTCCGGTGAGCCCATATCTAAAAAAGATATGGTCGCACTTTGGAAAAATCGCTTTGGTAAACGAAGCGGAACTTGAATGATGAAATTCGTCACATATAATCAAGTGGCGGGTATCGTAAAACTCCTGAGGCAGAGCGGTCGCTGTTGCCATCGTAGCGATCACAATGTTGTGCTTCACCGCTTCTTTCCAATTACTTCCACCCACAAGATGGTAGCCGTAATGCTTTCCAAAGAACCCCTCGATCACTTTGGCGGTCTGGTCCACGATTCGATCTGTCGGTGCGATCCAAATTGTTGGAAGCGAAATTCTGCGCTGTAGCTCACACGCCAATCTGGTTTTTCCGGATCGAGGAGGGCAATCAAAAACCCCGCGGCCCGCCAGCATGCCTGCGGCAACCGCCGCCTCTTGGTAGTCTCGTAAAGGAATTAGGGCCAATTCTGGAAAACCTAGCTCGGGTTTCACCCGAAGGTCTTTCACGTAAGGTGTGTACTGGTACTTCTGACAAATCCGTACAAACTTTGGAAGAAGACCTGAGGGGAAATAGGGGTACATCGTTTTGGGTCTGTGAAGTAATCGGATCCAACCATTCCATCCTTTTCCTTCCCCCTCTGGCGGATGAAATCCTTTTTCCATAGCTAGGGCCTGGGGGGTTGGGTATTGGGATTCCTTGTCCAAGACCCCCAGCATAAATTCGTCCGCCTCCAAAATAGAGGTCCAAGTATTCCCCACCTCAAACACCGTCTGGCCAGACATTTCTTTTTCTCCGATGATTCCAAGAAAGG